CAGCCGGGAGGCTGCAGTCCCAGGTCAATTTAAGACATGACCATACAACTTGAGTTTAGACCCAAGAGAACTCACGGTACGTTGACACGTACGTTTGCCTTCTTCTCCACACCGATGTTCTTGGTAGATCATACCAGTTCCCGGTGTCTACGTCTGAAGACAGCTTGGTATACAGGTGGCCATAATAGTCACCGCCGTAGCTCTTACGAGCAACGGGTACCCAGGAGTCGAAGCGCCACCCCTCCCAGCCGTTTCCCGCCCTACGAGGGCGACAAACGTCAAAAGGGGCCGCCAAAGCTCCAGCCGTCCCCCTCGAACCGTAAAGACGGGCCGATTGGGGAATATTGCTGACAGTCCACTCCCACAGACCAAGCCATTTAGAATCCGCAAAATCGGTTTCCCGACACGCGTATTCGACGACTTGATTCGCGAGAGTGTAAAGGTCAGCTATACTACGTAGAGCCTTCCTTTGGAAGAAAGGCCGGACGTTAACGCCGCACCAGAAGTCGGCGCCGCAGGACTCGAAAAAGATCCCATCTACAAAAGTTTTTTCCGTATTTACGGAGAAACCTGCATAGGAAAGGACCTCAATTAAGTCCACGGCGGCTTCTGATGGTACGATGATGTCATCACCGTAGACTCTGATCTCCTTCGTATCCAAACCTTTACTGTTTACCACAGCAAAAGCGAGGGCGTAGAAGATCAAGGTCTCAAGCGGAAACGTATACCCATTGCCCATCGACGAAAACTTTTCGAGAGGTATCACTACCCCTTTATAAGTCGACGTCGGGCTGCGAGCTTGAACCAGGATCTCAAACCAGTCTTCTGGTAATAGAGAGAAGGTTAAAACCTTACTCAAACTGTCAGAAGCACTAGAGAGATCTATGGTAGCAAGACCCGTAGCTTGGGCACGCTTCGCCGATAGCTGGTTACGAGACTGATCTTTTAGATCTATCCCGACTAGCCGGAGGCGAGACACTATGGCCTCACCGATACCGAGTTGGGTGAAAATATTCCACCTTGGCTCGATACCGATCGACCTATGCGTCTTGGCGTTTTTGGGAACGAAAGCAAGCCTGTTTCCTCTCACTAGCTCCGCTTGTGAGAAGAAGTCCTCCCTCATATCCTCCGAAAACAAATCAGAGGCTAGAGGAGTGACCCAGGGCGTGCATGCACCACGAGTACCGAACTTGTTATACGTGGAGTGTTTCACTCCCGTTGTGGACAAATCGATACCCGGGCCGAACCGACAGTTTGCAGCTATTTGACCATAAGGAACTACTCCTAAGACAGAGGCAATTTTTCGCCGAGCACTCTCGAAATGAGAGCCGACGCGAAAGGGGTAGGGGGTTCCCCCCTCGAGCCAAAGCCTGTGGAAGTAATTTGCGGTCCTACAACTCTCTTCCGCATCCTGCCACTTTTTCAAGGCGGCAGCTTCGCGATCTACTTTGACTGGAAAGTCTGGGTATTTCTTGAAGAAAGATACGACGAGATAATCGTCGGCAAACTCACTAGCAGAATCATACTCCATAGGGTGAATATCAACGTCAAGTAGACGCTTATACTCTTTCTTTTGAAGTAGTTCAGCACATAAGTTTGCCAGAGGACTGTTGACAATAGCGCAAAGCCGAAGATAGAAATGCTCGATAAGTCCATCTTTCACTTTCGTGTCAGGTGTAATCATTGAGCGGCTCCATTAACGAGAACAGAGGCCGAAATGGCCAGAGTAACGTGTGGAGTCATTATATCGCGCTGTGTCCGTGAGCCAGTTATTGAGCTGGTCCACGGTAAACACCGGATACGAGTCGTCTTGTTTGAGACGTACGTACAACCCGGGGTCACCGCAATCGATACATATCTTCGACGGTCTCACCGAGTTAGCCGTGAGGTCACGCTCGATGTACACTCTGTCAGCGCTCAATTGGGCACGAACGAATAACGTCCCATGCATCCCATCATGACTCATCGCACTGCGACGGATCATTTTGATTAGCATGTTACGGTACTCGCGACGCGTCCGAGAGCGCTGTTTCGGTGGTAAGAAACCTTCATGGATCGCACATCCTACTCGGTACACCTCATGGTATGCGGAGAATGGCGAGTTCATCCCCAACACGTATCGTACATTGAAGTGTCGTGTAGACACTTCGTCGTCCATTACGAGCTGGAGATAACCAGTCGTCTTTCCGTAACCACGGGATGCCATCGCCGCCTTTATGGCGGCCAGTTCTGAGAACAGGGACATGATATTTCCTAAAAAGTTTAACTTACCAAACGGGTTCGAAGTTCCAAACGGCGTTTTGCATCACGGCGTCGGCATTGATATTCTTGCAAAAAGCAAGAAGATCTTTGCGTTCCGCCAGAGATGACCGCGCCGGCAACGAGAATTGTTCACGCGAGAACATGTTGTAGGCCACCTTCGGCTTCGGGGTATAACCCCCGTCTGAGCCAGAGATGACTTCCAACACTGGACATGTGATGCGGCGATCGACGTCGACTTTCGTCGGCGTCTCGCGAACGACCAGGGAGATAACACGGCTGGCGATACCGATACCAGAAGCCTCACGGCTCTTGTATACGGCGACAGCAGTGCTCTCTTTATTTGGCGTCACACCATTTGCGTAGAACACCACGTTTGCAGGAGACGCCTGGCCATCGGCCAGGGTGATGTTGCTTTGTGCAGACATTACTTGATTTCTCAGGTTGAGTCCCGTGATGGGACTATGTTTTAAAGACCGTTACTTGAACAGAGTAGCAAGCAAAGCCGTAGCCGTAGCCAACCTGGCAACGGGCTCACCGCCAATAGGATTCTTGACGTTAAGATTCCCAATAGCTGGAAAGCTAGTGAGTTTCTTACGTTCATAAATCTCATTACGATGAATGCCCAAGCCAGTTATGGTTTGTGAGCCATAGGTCGTCTTGATTCTCCGTGCCCGATCTTCGGTGTATAACAACTTCGACGACTTGGAAACGAACCCATCTAGGAAACTAAACCCAGAGAACGCATTAAGCGCCTCCAGGTAATTCCCGACAGGTACGAACCAGTCAACGACGAAGCTATACGGAAGTAATTCCCACGCAAGTAACGCGGGATTGTCAATTCCTGTAGTGGCCAGGATTGCTCTATCAGCATCCGAGATTTTGTAGCGCAGCCCAATTCGAACTTTCGTTTTGTACAGCCAAGCCGAGGTCGTATACGTCCCAATCGCATTAAAGCGTTTGGAGTGCGTACCACGACCTTCAGCTGAGCCATGCCATCGATCGTTAGCGATGTGCCGCGCCAACAACTCACCGGCGCCATGTATGTCCTGCATCAAAGGTTTCCATCCGTACTGGTATTCCAACCAATACTTCGAAAGTCTCTTACTTTCCGGCGTCTTCACAATCTCTGGGGCGAACTTTCTTGTTGCCCTAGAGTAGTATCGACGGAGGTAGGTAAGGTCTGCTTTCTTGATGGCCACAGCCAGAGATGCAATCCGAACTGCAGAGTCACAGATTAGGTTCGCTGTTTGCTTCATCTCGCCCATAACTTGGCCGAGATTAACACCCATCGAATTCATCGTGCTCGCACATTCGGCGCGTGCCTTGGTGTACGCCTCATCGAGGTGTTCAGCCGAGGGGGACCCAAGCGAGCCTAGCATATTCGACCATGTGTCGACGGCCGTGTACACTTTGCCACCGTATTTTGCAAAGGTGGTTTCGATATACGCTGTGCTAGATCGCTTGATATAGGAGACCCAATAATCATTAACCGGGAGCTTTTGCCTCTGTCGAGGCGTCAGCGAAGACCACCCAGGAGTTTTGGTACCCGCATACGACCTTTGGTAACTTATTACGTTACCAAGGTTAGTCGTGTAAGGGGCATCATAGTTCGAGGTGTGATTCTTTACTAACGTCAAGACACTGGTTTCAGGACTCGGTCTAGTGGCCATTGGATAATCTCCTTCCCAAAGGGGTTCGCTTTCGCGACC